CATTATCCTAAACAGGTTGCGCATTACGAACCAGTTCACACTGCTCCCGTCGGACGTCGAAATCAAAATCAGCCGTACTAAGCGCGACAACATGCTGATTAAGGCTGAAGTGCTCAAAATGCTTCTCGATGCCGGAATTAAGCCTGAGCGTGCGATTAAAACTGTCGGACTGTTTTCGGATCCGGAGCAGGTTGCTGTTGAGTCTCAAAAGCGAATGGACGTGCTTTATCCTGAGACTCCTGAACAGTCAGTGGAAACGCCAAATGACGTGGTAGAGGTGATTGAATAATGGCAACGTTGGGGATAGATGAACTTCATGTGGCGGAATACTATACCCCAACGAACAAGCCAGTGCCTTACCGCGAGTATTTCGGTGAGATGGATTTGGATGAGGATGAGATTCAGCGGCGCATCTCTATGGCTGAGGACTTAGAAGGGCAATTTAAGTGGCTTTTCGGTTCCATACTGCTGGGTGCATCACTTGGCGCGCTGGATGGTGAGCAGTTCTACGTGGACGCACTCTACGAACGCTACAGAGATGTTGTTGAATCTTACGGATTTGGTGTAGCTGAAGGATATCAGCGCGTAGATGATTATATTTATGGCTCGTCGTCGCTGATTGTCCAGAACACTTTCAGGAATCTGGCTAACGGATACTTCACGTCGGATGCACGCGCTATGTTCTGCGCGGAAGAGGAATCCAATTCCGTTGGGGAGTGTAAGGACTTTGTAGCAGCGTTGATTGCAGGCAAGCGCACAAAACAGTGGTCTGCCATTATTGACAAGCGAACGCGTGACCATCATCGGGCTTACGACGGAACGGTAGTTCCGATTGAACAACCGTTTGAAATACATGGATCCCTGCTGAATTTCCCACGGGATACCAGTCTAGGGGCGGACGCAAACGAAATCGTGAATTGCAGGTGTCATGCCATATATCGCTAATAAAAACGCATCGGCTTAGGCTGGTGCTTTTTTATAAATTGCAATCCCTGTGAGCGCAAATCAGGGTGGTTCTATGCGGAGCGAACCGTGTGAAAAAAGTGTGTGAATCAAAAGGGAGGTACAAATGACCAGAGAACAAGCAAAAGCAAATTTGGTGAAGTTGGGAATTGCTGAGCCAAGTGAGCAGGACGTATCCAATTACCTCGATCAGGTGACTGGAGAAACAAGCCGCGAACGTGCGCGCGCCGACCAGTACAAATCTGATGCCAGTAAGGTTGCCGAACTGCAAAAGCAGCTTGACGAACTTAATGCTCAGAATATGTCTGACATCGAAAAGGCAAATACGGAACGCGACAAAGCCTTAAAGGACGTCGAGGACGTAAAGAAGCAGCTGGCACACATGCAGATGCTTAATTCGCTCGCGGAAAAGGGAATCACAGGAGATAACGCCAGAAATCTGATTAAGGACGATGGTTCTCTGGACTTTGAGACCCTTGGGAAAATAATCACTGAACGTGAGACTGCGGCAGCTGCCGCGAAAGAACAAGAACTGCTGAAGAAAACCCCAAATCCGGGTGGAGGCAGTGGTTCTGCTGGGGATGATAAGTCCACTGCCGTACAGATGGTGGAAAAATTCAGACCCCAAAAGCAAAGCAACAATGACATTCTGTCAAAGTATATCAACGGAGGTATGTAATCATGTCCAACATGGAATACGAGCGCGTTACCTATGCGGCTGACGTGGAAATTCGGAAGCGCTCTCCTTTTGAGGGGATTCCGATGACGCTTGATTTTTCGGCGGTGAATGATACGGATGCTATTACCGGCAAAAAGATTGTTAAGGCTGGAACCCCTATCGGCGCCGCCGGCACTCTGGAGAATAGTGCCGATGTCGTAGGCATTCTCCTGCACGATGTTACTGAGGATCGTCCTCAGGGTACTCTGCTGAAAAAGGCATATATCAATACTGCTGTTGCAAAGGCTCATTCCGGCGTGACCATCGCTGCTGCGGCTAAGGCGGCACTGCCGATGATCGTGTTTGAGTAATCAGGAGGTGACTAGCCATGTTAATGAAAGAAGTTATTGATTCCAAGGCTATTGCGCTTGCTGCCGAAAATGCCGCTAGCAATAGCATTCCCTTCCTCGGACTTAACTGGTTCCCTGAAGAGAAGAAAGCAGGTCTGGATCTGAAGTGGATTAAGACCCGTGCCGGTCTTCCGGTTTCCCTGAAGCCGAGCAATTTTGATGCGATTCCCACGCTGAGAGCCCGTAAGGGACTGGCGACTGAGAAGACGCAGATGGCGTTTTTCCGTGAGTCTATGGATATCACTGAGGAAGACGAGCAGGAGATTGCGCGTATTCAGGACGCGAATGACCCGTATCTCGAAGCCGCTCTGAACAGCATCTATGATGATACGACCAACCTGCTCCGCGGCGCTGAAGTCGTTCCGGAAATCATGCGTATGTCCCTGCTGGCCGGCCAGAACATTGTCCTGTCCTCTGACGGCGTGAACTACACTTACGACTATGACCCTGACAACAGTTGGAAGACCGACCATTATGTAGCGCTTTCCGGCACTGCAAAGTGGTCTGATGCGGCTGCGACTCCTCTGACTGACCTGAACAACATGCGTAAGGCGCTCGCACAGAAGGGCAAGATCGCACGTTATGTCCTGATGAACAGCACGACTTTTGCGTATCTGCCGTCGAACGCGCAGATTCGTGGTGCTATCCTTGCGCAGAACGCCACGGCGAACATCTTTGTCACTGACGATCTTGTAAAGCAGATCATCCGCAAAACGACCCAGCTTGAGGTTGTTGTGTATGACAAGATGTATACCGATTATGCAGGCACCGACCAGAAGTTCTATCCGGACGACTATGTGACGCTCCTGCCCGGCGAGCCTGTCGGAAAGCAGTGGTTCGGCACCACGCCTGAAGAGAGAACTGCTGCTCAGGTTGCCGACGTCGACGTTTCGATGTATGGCAAGGGCATTGCTGTTGCGGTCAAGACCGAGTACGGGCAGCCTGCAAAGACCAGCACAACCGCATCCGAAATTACTCTTCCTTCTTTCGAGGGCATGGATAGCGTAGCGGTAATCAAGGTCAATTAATGACCGGGGAGGTGCCGTGTGAAATTTGCGCATATCGTTAATCACAATGGCGTTTGGTATCCGGCTGGGACGGAAGTTCCAGTCGGAACTCCCAAAGAGAATGCCGTTGAGCCGGAAAAGCCGCTGAAGCGCGACATTATGCTGATGAAGAAAGCAGATTTGATTGCGCTGGCTGAAAAGAACGGCATTAAACACGCTGACACTTATAGCGGTGCGGCACTTAAGGAGAAACTGATTGAGCTTTACTCACTGTAAACGTAACGGGGGCAGGGTATGGATCGTGAATATGTTTTGACGGCAAATATGACGGGAGAAGCAGCCGACGAATACCTTGCTGAGCATGGTGAGGAAATGCTTCTGGACGATATTTTTACTGAACTGGATACAGAGTTGAAGAATGAGCCGCTTTACGACGAAGATATCCTCAGACTTAAAGTCAGGGATGCCATTCGCGAATTAAAACGGCGCCGTGCATACGTCAACACTACCATGTCTCAGGCGAATATCGTACGAGACTTATATAATCACTTCTCCACAATAAAAAAGGCCGCACTGGTTTACTATAACCGGCGTGGAACCGAGGGCGAGTTAGTGCATTATGAAAACACGGTGCATCGCTCTTATGTGTACGAGGACGACCTCTACGAGGGCGTAATACCATTTGTCAAGGTGCTGCTCTAAAGAAGGTTGAGCGTGAGAGCTGACCCACTCTCACAGGGAGCGGCGAGCAGAGGATGGGAGGCCGCATAATGAGACAGTGCTTAAAAAATCGGCAAAAGATGTATTACGCCATCGCAGGGGATCAGGTTCCTGTGTACAAAAAAGATGAGGATGGGAATGTCGTTTATCAGGAAATAGACGGCGAACAGGTTCCTGTTGAAACTGGAGTATGGGAAACATCGTACCATGACCCTGTGGAATTCTATGGAAACATAAACGGCGGAAATGCCGGCTATACAATTGCGCGAGCATACGGTATTTCGTCCAGCAACTTTGACGCGGTTTTGTGTTTGAGAAAAGGTGAAATACCATTAGAAGTCACAACGCTGATATGGTACGACAAAGAGCCTGTAATCCGGCAGGACGGTACGGTTGACCCGAAGTCCGCCAATTATTCTGTCAGGCGTATTCCGCCTTGTCTTGACGAAATAATCTATTTGCTCCGCAAGGTTGACAGCAATGAAGAGGATTAATATTTCGCTCAGCAAAGCTGGCTCTATTGACAGGGCAATTCAAACGCTCAAAACATATCAGAACGATCTGCATAGAAAAAGTGCGGCATTTGTGTGGAAACTTGCAGAGTACGGAATCGAAGCAGGCAAACTTGGAGGCGGTGAATGGTCAAGATTCATCGCTTTTTCACGCACAATCAAGTCACGCCCTGATGGCGCCGAAGGGAAGATTATTGCTGTTGGCGACAAACTGCCCGGCTTGCGTCATGGCGAAGTAATCTATGCAGACGCTTTGCTTCTTGCGGAATTCGGTTCTGGATGGAACGCAGAAGTCCGTGAAAGTGTACCGGTGGCAGGCGTAGGTCAAGGCACGTTCCCCGGGCAGGAACACGCAGGTGATCCGCGCGGTTGGTACTATTGGGACGCGGATAATCAGCAATGGGTGCATACCTATGGTGAATCTCCTACGTTCCCGATGCACTATGCAATGCTCGAAATGATGTCTGTTGTTGAGCGTGTAGCAAAAGAGGTGTTTCAGTCGTGATGAATGAGCGCTGGTACGAAGACGTTGAATCAAGAATACTGACGCTTGTCCGATACCGTATGCGAAGGGCGCTGGAAGGTAAGGTGAGCAAGACAATCAAGTTCACTACGGACGGCGAGTCGGATGCGGCTCCGTATTTCCCGACGTGTTACGTGCATGGTTTACAGCCTGCCGAAACCGGCGGAGATTTAGATGGGCGCACAATCAATGCAATCATTGAGACCATTGAGGTGCAGGCATATAGCCGCGACCGTCAGGAGTGCGCACTCATCATGAACGAAGCTGTATATCAAATGAAACAGCTGAGATTTGAAGCAACCGCAATGGCAAATGTCACTACCACAAACAATGTATCACAAGGTGTGGCGCGGTTCCGCAGAGTCATTGGAGCCGGCGATACCGACATTGTTGGTGAAGAAACCAACTAAAGCGCATCATGCGCTTTTATTTTGCTCTTTTTTGAGCGGAAAGGTGGAAGAATGGCAGCACCCGGCATTTCCAGTTTAGGAATCAAATTTGGGTGGGCAGCGGCTTCGGACACTACGCCTGCTGCTTTTACACAGCTCACGAGAATCAACGAGATCGGCGGGATCAGCCTCGACACGGAGGAAATCGACGCCTCGGCTCTCGAAGATTATGTTACCCGATACGTCAGCGGCAGAGCCGATACCGGCGGAGAATTGACCGTGACGGTCAACGCGACAGATGCAACAATCGCTGAGTGGGAGGCGGTATTCACCGCGTCTGAGACTGCGAAGCCT